CTTGGAGACCCATTTTTGAAACAATACAGTTCCTGAATACTACTGTCTTTGTAGACACAGGATTAATCATACATGACCGACTACGGTAACATACACTCCAAAGGGTATACGTGACCAGTTACTTCAAAGATAGTTTTTCTTTGAAAAGTAGTTGATTTTAGTATGATACTGAAATCGTTAAATCTACACCCGGCACTTAGGCATAGAAGGGGTTGTGCATTTTTCCAATTGAACGCACAAACAGTAAAAAGAAACCAAGAAATGTTTAGATGATTTATTTAATGACCAAATTACAGATCAATCAGACCCAATGTTTTGAAATCTGACTAAATTATATCATAAGCAATTTTAATTTACAGGACAGAGCTGATGGGTTAGATACCCAACCGTGTCCCGGCGATACAATCGATCTCTGGTAGAGAGATGTATTGTCGTACCGCAAAGCATCACAGATTCCAAGTCGATTATTGCTAACTGCAATAATTTATTATCTGGAAAGAGTGAACAGTACCGAAGTACTCAACCCACATTACTGTGGATTTAAAATCCATTAGATACCACGTTGGTATTAACAGACGTATCCGTTTGATGGACCTGTTTATGGATAAAGAGACCCAGTAAATCTTTCATTTGTGGAACAAGAGACTCACAGGATTCCTTTGACAGCTTCTTAGCAAACACCAAGAGAGCTGACACAAAACTTCTAACTCGCGAATCTATACCGAACATCAATGTTACGTTGGTGTTGATAAATGTCGGAGCATAGAGATCCAGGTCATAGTCAATATAGACTTCACCCATAGGAATTGCACCTATTGAAGTGACATCCGGATAACCAATCAGAGCGCCCTGATAGCACTGACGATAAGCTTCTGCATTTGCATTTGCATTAACATCAAATGCCGCCATCCATGTCCGTTCTCCCGTATAACTCATATCAAAACTCGTGATCTCCTTTCTAAAAGGGATAATCTTACCAGGCTTTATGTCCTGAAGAGTTGAATAAGTGGGAACGACGGCCGATGAACTTACCGAATATGCACTATCAGAGGTATAGGCCATACAGAAGGAACCTACTTGTGTGGTACCCACTCTAGTTATGTACGTAAAACGCATTTTCCTAAAGCAGTAGCGCTGATACATCGAAGATAGCAAAGCAACTCTATCATTCAATGAAACAGGACTAATTAACACTTGATTAATCGTGTTAGCTGTACCTATGCCTGAAACAAACAACTGACTATTAGCAGCAGTTGTGGTAACTAAAACTAGTTGTTGTCTCCCGACTACACGGAGGCCATCCCCATACTCTGAATGTCTTTGGCCCTGCCCCTTAATCTCAAAGTTCGTTGGATTCTCCACAACAACGTCGTATGACGCTGCCTGGGAACTTGTTTGAAATGTTCTGGCAGGTTTAACCATTTTCTTCTGTTGTACGGTATTTTGTACAACTTGCTTATTTTTCTTATTTCTTTTTCTAGCGGTTTTTGTTGACTTTTGAGTCGACATGAAAATAATTACGTTGTTGATTCGTAAAAAGGGAATGTCCCACATTTCCATGAGTCAACAATAACCGCGAAGCTACAAAATCTCAATTGGCGAATACATCCAATAAGGAATGTATTTTCCCAGGAGCACTTCTGTGGTTGTACCATCTGTAACATAACCATTACTTTTATATAATTCATCTCTATGAGGTACGGTCAAGAACTCAAGTCTAAGTTTCTCCTTCCCACAGTAACGTGGTAAAGGAGGAATAAACTCCATTCTAATTGACTTCCAATGTTCCGAACTATATTTGTACTTATTGTGTATTTTCTGAATCCTGGTTAACTTGGATCTAAGCCTTTCAGAATTACAGACCATAATACCTTTATTTCGATATTTTTCACGTGATAGAGATGACAACCAGTCATCTCTAGCGATATGCCTAGTTTTCATAGACACCCGGTATGAGGGTATTATACCTTCACACTCACGCTTTGATAAAGTAGGAACTTTATCGGTCTTAAAATCGTTGAAAAACTTCATCTCATAAGTAACACCTACGTGTTTCAAACCAGATCTAAGTCTCTTCTTGTTATACTCTACTAATAGTTTCTGTTTCGTAGTGATGTATCCTGGATCTAATCCTGGATATACCTTAAAACCCATACCACCTAGACTTATAGGAATAAATCTATTAAGTAAGGAATTATGCGACTGCCTCATTATCTGTGAACCATTACAGTCCATAAATAACTTGGATAAATCTTTTATAACTGATTTAGGAAATGAACCCATAAGTGGATCCATTACAGTCTCATAATTTGCGGGTAGTGGTACATCATCAGCGGGACGAAAACAGATAGGAAGATGTATGAGTGGGATCTCCTTGACTCTATGCTTTCCATTAAATTTTTTCTTAATAAATGCTCTAGAATTGATCACAGCATAATGCTTAGATCTGTAAGATTTCCCGAGAGAGAATTTAAAATCAAATCCCTCAGCCATTTTAATCATCCTGTCATGAAAGGAAGGTGGTGCGTATGATAAAAAATCATCACCGTTTACCAAACAAGGAGGTCGCGCCTTAAACTTTTGTTGGCCTAGGTTAGTATTTCTAATAACCTCAACATCCTTATTATCACAAACTTTATCCCATAAAGCAAGATTCAGAATACAAAGAACAGGAAAGCTCTTTATATCACCCATCATTTGCCCATGTGTCTGTCTAACCTTCTCACCCTCCACAGTAACCTCACGATCCTTCCAGAGTCGTGATCTAATAATGGAAGTTTTAGTAGTAACTTTAGTATAACGCTCAATACAGAGCTTCACCCATATATTAATACGAACCCAGTTTCTTTTAGAACTGTTCGGTCCATCAATGGGGAGATACTCAAATACACGTGCCATAAAAGTCCATAGTCCCAACAGATCAACATTGATCGGAATCTCAACTTCCGGGAGTAAACGTCTAGCATAACATAGTTTATCTATTATACTAGAAGTTTCCGGTGATATTCCATCAGTAGCCGATTCGTAGTCTGCCGAAAAATATTCAAGGCTATCGGGTCTAAAACCCCTAGCTCCCCAATATTCAACACTACGTAATGTTAAGTTGTTAACATCCTGTTTGGTAACCATACGACCGAAGAGCAGATTTTCATTCTTCTTCATCCTTTTTGCCAGACAAACCTGCAGTGGTTTACCTGCCATGAGTTCCTCACTATTCTGGGTAGTAATACCTCTAATTTTGAGGGGTTCAGATAGGAAATTTGCATTTCCCTTGACCTCATGTGGAACGAATCCATAAGCAAAATAAGGAACAGGACAGATACCTTGGTACTCTTGATCCAAAGTTAATTTTAAACTAACTTTGGGAGCCCACTCGGAGATCTGACCAACCTGTCCCAGGATGTGGCGTTCTGCACAAGCACTGGTTGACAAGCACTTAACTGAAGCTTCTACTGTCTCTATAAAAGGAATTTTCCCTAGACAATCAATTACTCTGATAACAGAGACAAGATCTACATCCGATTCCGGAGTTGATCTTGTAATAGCAGATTTATATTTTTGGATATAATCCTGTTTAAAAGATTGTGGTACTGGTATTGACCCCTTACGAGCATTATTTAGGCTAAACAGAAAGCACATGCCTTTTCGTTTCTGACGCGTAATCATACGCATTAAAAGAATCCTTTTAGTTTCACCAAAAGGAAAACAAACCGTTACAGACTCATCTGGTAGTTCCGGAAGTACTGAATCACATGCATAGGAGCTTGGACAGCAATAATAGTATTTAATTACTTTTGTCGTCATGTTCTCATTTTTGCAAATGATTCTCTTCAAGTATCTTCTAAAGGAGTATCCTCCAAAAATTTTCAAAAAAAGTTTTGGATAATAATACTTCATCAACTTGCCCAGAGAGTATAGGTACACAACAGCCTGGTTTATCTCATACAGAGAACCAGGTGTTTCACTTTCAAGTGACTTGGCAATCGCCAAGGTAGCTGTGTTCCAATCAAGGAACGTGGTTACAACTCTATCAACATAAGAAATAAAATTCTTATCTATTTTGCTGATAAAGTGAGCACGCGGAATCTTGCGCTTCT